AGCTGGCCGAGCGCTACAACCTGTCCTATCGCCGCATCGAGCAGATCCTCGCCACGACGGTGATGGATGACAAGCAAGAGAGTCTGTTTTAAGGTGCGGGCTGGCATGACGCCAAACAAACAAAGCCAATGCCAGGGTGGGCATGGCCAACGTGATCGAGAGCCACTTCCGCGCCGGTGGCGATCTGGTACTGATCCGATTCACCGGCCGCGATGGCGCGCTCTACGAGCGATCCTGCATCAGGATCAAGGACACATACAAACCATCCTGCTACGACGCAGAGCGCGTTAAAGAATAGCCCACCCTAGCGCCCCCAACAGCCCCGCCCAGTGCGGGGCTTTTTATTTGCGCCGAAACGTTTCGGTATCGTCCATCCTCGCGCGCGCACGTAACCTCGCGGGCATGACTGCCACCTTGCTACAGCGCCCTCACCCCAACCCTCTCCCAGCGGGAGAGGGGGCTGGTTTGTGTGGCACCTGCGCCCACTGGACGCGCCACGGCGACCCGCGCATGAACTACTACGGCTCATGCAACAAGCGTCCGGTCGGGCATTACACCGTTGGGCAATTTGCGTGCGTTCTACAACCAACCAAATGGAGGAAGGCGTGAGGCGCATCGTGCTATCCGACCACTTCACCCTGGACGAACTGACGCGCTCGGACACCGCGCTGCGTCTGGGAATCGACAACACGCAGCCGCCGTTCGAAGTGTTGCGCAATCTGGGGTATCTGGCGGAGGTGTTGGAGCGGGTGCGCGCCCAGCTCGCCGCGCCGCTCATCATCACCAGCGGCTACCGCTGTCCGGCGCTCAATGCGGCGCTGGGTAGTAAGCCGACCAGCGCGCACGTACTGGGGTTGGCGGCGGATTTTATCGCGCCCGGGTTCGGCAGTCCGCTGGAGGTTGCCCAACAAATCAACGAATCGGCCATCCGGTATGACCAGCTCATTCACGAGGGGCGTTGGGTGCACCTGTCGATCTCGCGCGCACACAACCGCATGCAGCGCCTCACCGCCCACTTCGACGACGGCCGTGCCAGCTACACGTCCGGCCTGTCCATTTCGCGCAACACTTATCAACAGGAGCTCGCATGACCCCGGTATCCGTTGTATCCGCCAAGCCTTGGTGGCAATCCCGCACCCTGATCGCGAACTTGATCGCCGCCGCGTTGCTCGCGGCGGAGGCGCAGTTTGCGCTGTTGCAACCGTATCTGCCGGGCAATGTGTATGCCTGGTTCGCTGTGGCGCTGCCGGTGGTGAACGCCGCGCTGCGCATCATCACCACTTCGCCGCTGGCGTTCCGGCAGCCGGGGGTTTGATGAGTCAGTTGGTCAACCCCGGTTTTTGGCTGGCCGTGCTGCTGGCCGCGTTGGCGCTGTTCGGCAGCGGCTATGCGGCAGGGAAAAAGCACGCGTCGTCCGCCTGCGTCGCCGACCAAGCCCAAGCGCAGCAGGCCGCGCAGGCCAAGGTGGACGAAACCAATGCCAGGCGCGAGCAAGTCGCCCAGTCGCGCGAGACCTCGCGCGAGCAGATCCGCATCGTGTACCGAACCATCCGGGAGAAAGCCCATGAAACACCTATCGCTGGCGCTGACTGCGGCCTTGATGCTGACAGCCTGCGCCTCTGGAATGCCGCCAACGCGGGAAACCCCGCGCCCGTGTTCGGCAAACTTGACTACCGACTGTCCAGCGCCGCCACCGGCCAAGTCGGGCAAGTTGGCGGACTTGCTGGACAACCACATCGAGGCGATGGAGCTGTACAGCCAGTGCCGGGATCAGCTGAAGAAACTGGCGGAGTGCGCGAACAGTGAAGCCGGAAGATAGAGCGCAGGAGATCGAACTGGAAGAGTGGGAGCGGCGGCAGAAGGATGCCCTGCTGCCCGCGCCGACAAGGGAATCGGCCAAGTGGTGCGCCGCACCCGGCTGCGGCCAGCGCATACCGGATGCGCGGCGCCGCGCGGTACCGGGCGTGCAGCTTTGCATCGAGTGCCAGGAATGGCAGGAATACATGGAAGGCAGACATGCAAGTTCAAATTGATCTGTGGGAGTTGTTGATGTCGCTGGCCTCGTTGGTCGGTGTGTTCGCCGCGCTGGTCTGGATGTTCGGCACGCTGCTAGTTAAGCAGTTCAAGGCGCTGCTGGACCAGCGCTTCACGGTGATCCAGGGCGATTTGGGCAAGCGCGCCGTCGAAGACGCGAAAGTATCTGAGCAGCTGCGCAAGATCGAGACGGACTTCCTGAATTGGAAGGCGGAGCTGCCGGTGCATTACGTCCGGCGCGAGGATTACATACGCGGCCAGACAGTGATCGAATCCAAGCTGGACGCGCTTTACAGCAAGCTTGAAGTGGTGCAGATACAAGGGGCAAAAAAATGATCGACCAAGAAAAAGTGCGCCGCGAGACCATGCGTTGGACGGTGATCCTCACGCTGCTCAACGCCAGCCCGATGGGTGCGTTCGAGGAGCTGGTGCTGGCGACGGTGCAAGGCATGTTCCCGGATGCGACAGCGCTGGAAGTACGCCGCGTGCTGGACTATCTCTCCGACCGCGACCTGGTGAAGCTGGACAAGCAGCCCTCCGGCCGCTGGTTCGCCGACCTGACACGCTACGGCACAGACATCGCCGAATACACGGTTGACTGCGACCCCGGCATTGCACGCCCGACGAAGTACTGGGGGGGCTGATATGCCACCACGTTCGAAGATCAAGCAGCTGCCGCCCGAGGTCAAGGCTTGGCTGGACCGGGCGCTGATCGAGGGCAACTTCTCGGGCTACGAGCTGCTGGAGCAGGAGCTGTCCGGGCGCGGCTTTGTGATTGGCAAGAGCAGCATCAACCGCTACGGGCAAGAGTTCGAGCAACGCATGCGCGCACTCAAGCTGGCCACCGAGCAGGCCAAGGCCATATCCGAATCGGTGCCCGACGATGAAGGCTCGATGAACGACGCCTTGATCCGCCTGGTGCAGCAGAAGGCTTTCGAGACCTTGCTCAAGATGGAAGAAGGCGCGCCGATGAAGGAGATCGGCCTGATGGTGGCGCGTCTTTCCAATGCCACCGTGAAGCAAAAGCAATGGGCCACCGAGGTGCGCGCCAAGGCCGAGACTGCCGCTGCTGCCGTGGAGAAGATCGCCAAGCGTGGCGGCCTGTCTGCTGCTGCGGTCAAAGAGATCAGGAGCCAGATCCTTGGCATCCCCAGTTAAAACCGTTCCGGTCACCATCCCCGGCGATGCGGCGCGCAAGGGCGCGCCGCCTCCCGCTTTGCTGCCCTATCAGCAGCGCTGGATCGCCGACGAAAGCCCGCTGAAGATCGCCGAGAAATCTCGCCGCATCGGCTTGACCTGGGCGGAGGCCGCCGACGATGTGTTGATCGCGGCGCGCGAGGAACACAGTTCCAACGTGTTCTACATCGGGCCTACACAGGACATGGCGCTGGAGTACATCGAAGCCTGCGCCATGTGGGCGCGCGCCTTCGACTATGCCGCATCCGAGATCGAGGAAGGCATCTTCGTCGACGGCGACAAGGAGATCAAAACCTACAAGATCGACTTCCCCGCCACCGGACGCCGCATCGTGGCGCTCAGCTCGCGTCCCACCAACCTGCGCGGCAAGCAGGGCGTGATCGTGATCGACGAGGCCGCGTTCCATAACGATCTGGCCGCGCTGCTCAAGGCGGCGATGGCGATGTTGATGTGGGGCGACAAGGTGCGCATCATCTCGACCCACGACGGCCAGGATAACGCATTCAACGAACTGATCCAGGAAGTGCGCGCGGGCAAGCGCAAGGGCAGCGTGCACCGCTTCACCTTCCGCGAAGCGGTCGCGCAAGGGCTGTATCAGCGCGTGTGCCTGCGGCGCGGCATCGAGTGGACGGCAGAGGGCGAGGCGCAGTGGGTGGCCGATGTCTATGCGTTCTACGGCGAGGACGCCAGCGAGGAGTTGGACGTGGTGCCGTCGCAATCGGCTGGCGCCTATCTGACGATGGGCCTGATCGAGGCGCGCATGAACCCGGACACGCCGCTGGTGCGCGGTCGCTGGACGTCTGAGTTCGCTTACCTGCCGGACTGGGAGCGCGAGGCCGAGGTGGCGGCGTGGTGCGAGGAACACATCAAGCCCATCCTGGACAAGCTCGACAAGGATCTGGCGCATGGTCTGGGCGAGGACTTCGGGCGGACCGGCGACTTGACCACCCTGGACATCATGGAAGAAGGGCGCGACCTCACCATCCGCGTGCGCGGCCAAGTCGAGCTATCCAACTGCCCATTCCGCCAGCAGGAGCAGATCGTCTTCTACATCCTCAACCGCCTGCCGCGCTTCCGCTCTGCCGCGTTCGATGCGCGCGGCAACGGCCAGTATCTGGCGGAACGTGCCGCGCAGAAATTTGGCCAGGCACGCATCGAGCAGGTGATGCTCAGCGATTCGTTCTATCTGGCCAACATGCCACGCTTCAAGGCGGCGCTGCAGGATGGAACGCTGGACGACATTCCGAAGGATAGCCAGACGCGCGACGACCTGCGTGCGCTGCGCGTGATCGACGGCATCCCCAAGCTGGGCAAGGCGAAAACGCAGGCCGGTGAAGGCGAAAAATTGCAGCGCCACGGTGACTCGGCGATCAGCCTGTTCCTTGGCCATTACGCGATGAAGCGTGAGGTCGCGCCTATCGAATACCAGAGCGTGCCGAAGCGCACCGATGACAATTACAGCGGGAGAAGAACATGGTAGGTACATCAAGAATCCTCGACGCATCGGGCAACCCGATCAAGCGCGCGGAGCTGGTCGAGCCGCAGACCTCGAAGCTGGCACAGCTGCACCGTGAATTCGCCAGCCATCCGTCGCGCGGTTTAACGCCTGTCCGGCTGGCGCGCATCCTTGAGGCCGCCGAGCAGGGCGACACACGGGCGCAGCATGATCTGTTCCTGGACATGGAAGAGAAGGACACCCACATCTTCGCCGAGATGGGCAAGCGCAAGCGCGCGCTGTTGACGGTGGACTGGGACATCGTGCCGCCGCGCAATGCCAGCGCCACCGAGCGCAAGCTGGCCGGGTACGCCAAAGAGTTGATCCAGGACGTGCCGAACTTCGAGGATGTGATCCTGGACGCGTTGGATGGCATCGGCCACGGCTTCAGCTGCCAGGAGATCGAATGGGAGCGGCTCGGCAGCGAATGGTTTCCCAAGGATATCTCGCACCGTCCGCAAAGCTGGTTCCAGACCGACCGCGAGACACGCATGCAGATCCGGCTGCGCGACCACTCGCTTGATGGGCAGGTGTTGCAGCCTTTCGGCTGGATCAACCATACGCACAAGGCCAAGAGCGGCTACCTCGCCCGCTGCGGCCTGCACCGCACGCTGTCGTGGCCCTACCTGTTCAAGAACTACTCGGTCGGCGATCTGGCCGAGTTCCTGGAGATCTACGGCCTGCCGCTGCGCTTGGGCACTTACCAGTCCGGCGCAAGCGACGACGAGAAGGCCACGCTGCTGCGCGCGGTGATGAGCATCGGGCACGATGCCGCAGGCATCATCCCTGAAGGCATGATGATCGACTTCAAGGAAGCCGCGAAGGGACAAGAAGGCCCGTTCATGGCGATGATCGACTGGTGCGAGAAGAGCCAGAGCAAGGCCATTCTGGGCGGCACGCTCACCAGCCAGGCGGACGGCAAGAGCAGCACCAATGCCCTGGGCAACGTCCACAACGAAGTGCGCCACGACCTGATGGTGTCGGACGCGATCCAGCTGGGCGGCACGCTCACGCGCGATCTGGTTTATCCGCTGCTGGCGCTGAACAAGGGCGGTGTGGATGATCGCCGTCGCCTGCCGCGCTTCGTATTCCGTTTCGACGACAGCGAGGATCTCGGCACCTTGGCAGAGGCATTGCCCAAGCTGGTCGCTATGGGGATGCGTATCAAAAAGGAATGGGCGCACGAGCGCGCCGGTATTCCGCAGGCGGAAGATGGTGATGAGGTGTTGGGGGTGGCGCGGCCGAACGCCGCGTCGGGCGTGGCGGCCAATACGTCGCTGGCTGCGCTGAGTGTGCAGGATGTGGCTAGTGACGAACTAGACGCCCTCGCCGAAGATATGGCCGGCGACTGGGAGCGCGTCACCGATCCGTTGATCGCGCCCATCGTGGCGCTGGCTGCAGAGGCGGCCAGCTTCGAGGAATTCCAGGCGCGTCTGCCTGATCTGATCCAGGGTATGGATGCCGCCGTGCTGGCCGAGGCGCTGGCGCAGGGACAGTTCGCGGCGCGGATCTGGGGCAAGGTCAATGCCGCAGATTAAGCTCGAAGCCTTGCCGCCCGAAGAGGCGATCGCCTTCTTCAGGCAGAAGGGTTACAAGATCGGCTTCGACTGGCGCGATGTGTGGCAGCAGGAACACCAGGCTGCGTTCACCGTGGCCAAGGCGATGCAGCTCGACATCCTGCGCGATATCCGTGCGGCTGTGGATGGTGCGCTGGCCAACGGCACCACGTTCGCCGACTTCCGCAAGA